TACTTGTATAAACACCCCTTACGGCAGCGGCAGGGTTTCTTGTTAACGCCGCTCCTAATGGATAAGTTTGACCGACAATTAATCTGTTAACAGGTTTACCATCAGGATCTTCTCCCTTCCCACCTAAACCCTTGACATATTGTTTTAGGTCTTCTTTTTCGGCACCTGTCGCAATAGTAGAATCTTCTAAAAATTTAGACCCTACAGCAACTTCAAATTCTTTAAATGCTAACTCCCAACTAGTAGAAATACTTTGATAGGTTTCATCATCTTCTTCTGAAGCATTTTCAATAGCTTCTGCTAGCTGTGGATAAACAGACTTGTAAATCAAGCCAGCAGCATTCATATAAAACGGCTCTTTTTTATCGGCGTAAGATTCAATATCGTTATTTTTAAAGTCAAACTCTCGCTCAGAGAAGGACGCATTGATCATGTGACCGACGATTTTATCTTTCTTGTGTTCAATGTTAATCGGTTTATTGATAAATCGTTTTACAGCAGCTACCGCAGTTTTTGCGTCAATGCCATCGCCATTTTTGTTGAATTCATTAACTTTTGCTAAGTTGAAGACAACTGGTAAAACGTCGATATTTTGATCTGGGTCGAAACCTTCAGGTAACAGAGATTCTGCTGCCTGTTGAATAGCTCCTTGTGAAAGGCCAAATGATTCAAACTCCTCGTCTTTTATCTCTCTTACTTTGCCTTCAAACAAACAAATGTTAAAATCATCCAATGACATATCTTTTCTTACACAGAAATTTGAGTTGAATGATATAAAATTGCAGAAGATAAATCATCTAACTGATGCTGAGAACCTAATTCAAGAACTTTTGCATTTACATTTAGAGAACTTAATTTATCTAAATCAGCTACTATTTCAGTTAAAGTAGGCTCCCATTCATCTACATGTTTTGCTATAACGATGGATTCACATACTTGAGTAACCATCTCTTTTTTTTGTTTAGACATTCTCTTTAAACCAAACTTAGAGGCAAATTCTTTAAATGCTAACAACTCAAATTCATTTAATCTTTTAGTTGCTTCTATAATATTTTTCTTAGAATATGAAGCATCAGATCTTCCCAAAGGTCTACCACCAGATGGGGATATTGGCTTAGTCTCTTCCTCTTTCTTTTCTGTTGGAGGTGAAGAATCATTATCATCGTAAAGATTAATTGTATTAACAAGTGGCATGTAATGACCTTTTTCTCTGTCAGCAACAAATTTACTTTGTGCAGAATCCATATCTTTGCTTTCGGGGAAGACTCCCGTATGGACAACCTGCATTCCTTGTTCTGGAGTAAGCACTCCAAGCTCCATCAACCTAGTTGCAAGTTTAGCTAAGTTTGAGTCATCCATTGTATCTGTTTTCGCAAACTTGGCTTCAGGCCATGATCTCAATCCAGCAGCCTTACAAATTCTTCTAATCTCAGGATTAATAAAATCATGTAAGAAAGATCTTCTTGACTCTTCTAGCCTTTGGAAGAAAACTTTCATTTTCATTTGTGCGTCAGAATACTTTGAATCACCTATAAGAA